CCACGCTCGCCAGTTCCTCGAGGCTAACCACACAACCGAGGAGGGCGTGCGGCTGGTGCACTACGCAGAGGACTACTTCGTGCACAAGGCCACGCACTACGAGGAGATTGAAGAGGCGACGATACGCTCGCAGCTCTACAAGTTCCTCGACAAGTGCAAAAAGACAGACCGGCGGGGTAATTTGCTGCCGTTCATGCCAACGCCGGCGACGGTGACCGCGGCGCTCGACGCAACTAAAGCGCTCGTGCACCTGGAGAATCACCCCAACACCAAACCGCCGGTGTGGTTAGATGGTTACGCTAACGGCAAGCCCGCAGCATCGAAGCTGATTAGCGTAAAAAATGGGCTTTTCCATTTGGAAGAGTCGGTGCTGCTGCCACACAGCCTGGGGTTTTTTACGCAGAACAGTTTGCCGTTCGAGTATGACCCCAAGGCAGCGTGTCCGACGTGGGAGAAGTTTCTCACGCAGATATGGGGCCACGATCAGGAGTCAATCGACACACTGCAAGAGATCTTCGGCTACGTCTTATCGGGCGACACGCGGCAGCAGAAATTTTTCAACGTGATCGGTCCGCGCAGATCAGGCAAGGGCACGATCAACAAGGTGCTCGTGGAGCTGCTGGGTCAGCACAACACAGTCGCACCAGAATTAGGAGAGCTCTGTGATACTTTCGGTCTTCAGCCTTGGCTGGGCAAGTTGCTCGCTAGTTTTACGGACGCACGAGCGCCTGAACGGAATCGAAGTGCTGTTGTCTCTCAGCTTTTAAGGATTGTAGGGGGCGACACGGTAACGGTGAACCGCAAAAACAAAGAGGCCTGGAACGGCTACTTGCCAACGCGGATCATTGTTTACTCAAACGAGGTCCTGCAGCTGACAGAAAACTCAAACGCGCTGACAGGCCGCATGATTGTGTTAAAGATGACGCAGTCGTTTTACGGCAAAGAGGATACCGAGCTTGCCGCCAAACTGATGAAGGAGTTATCCGGCATCTTTAATTGGAGCATGGTCGGCCTGCGGCGCCGGATGGAGCGGGGCGGGCACTTCCTGCAGCCAACCAGCGGCATCGATTTGCTGGAGATCATGGAGGATCTGTCCAATCCGATCAATCTGTTTTATCGTGATGTGCTCATGGAAGACCCCGAGGGATCAGTCGATAAAGATGATCTGTTTAAAGTCTTCAAAAAGTGGTCGCAGGAAAAAGGCATGCACCCTGGCACCGATTTATCATTTAAGCGTAAGTTCCTCGCAGCAACGCAAGACAAGCCCATTACAACGGCAGTGTCGAGGGTTGAGGGCCGGCGTGAGAATGTGTATCGCGGGGTGAAGCTGACCGATAAGGCACAAAGTTTTGTCAATAGTCTAAGTGAATTTAACGAAAGGATTTTCTAATGGAAAGCTGGGCACAACCTGACCGATGGGTGCGCATCGTCGCCACCAAAAAACTGGGCTGCATTCGAGCCGTTGATGAAAGAGGGCGGCTGTCAATTGCCGTTCCAAGTGAGACTGATTGGCCATTTCCGACACGCGTGTTTTGCGATATTGACAGCGTCGTGCCGATAGCCAAACCAAGAGTGCCAAAGGCAAAACTCGTATTTGAACCGGCGTTATTTTAAATGGAGAAAAGCATGCAAAGAGATTTAGAGCAGATCAAACAATTCGTAAATGGCATGTGGGCCCGCTCGCTGGCTGCAATGATTGCCATCGTGCTGGGCTTTATTGCCGGCACGCTGACGGCGCAGTGGCGCATCATGGACGATTGCAAGTTTATCAATAACTTCCGTGTTGATAATCAGGCTTTCTCATGTCAGCGCCGTATTTAAAAAGAGCTGTTAGGTTTGCAATCGAAACAGTAATCTTGGCTGCCGTGTTGTTTGCCGTGTTCATGTGGGGCATGCAACACGGCAAACGCGAGGCCATGAAAACTGCTTTGTCGACTAACCCCGTGTCTGAAGAGCTTGAGATGACTTGCTTGAGTATCTGGGCCACGGAGCAAAACAAAAAAGGAAACATGAAATGACCGTCATCGTGCTACACGCCAAAAGTTTAGACCCGATATTTTTTGCGCTGTTTGCTATCGGGGTTGCAATGTTCGCTACATGGAGGAGCTATCGTGAAGATAAAAGTGAGTGGCGTTCCCTACGAGGTTGAAACGCTAGCCCTACGCAAAGCAGCAGAGTTAGCGTTGGATGCGTTAGATATTTACCGTGAACATGATGCTGAGAACATTGGGTTGGCAGATGCGGCATACGAAGCACTACGCCAAGCACTAGCGCAACCGGAATGGGTTGGGCTGACGGATGAGGATTTGGAACCTATGTGCGATGACTGGAGAATTGTTTTTGGCTCATATGTGCATGATTTTGCCAAAGCGATTGAAGCCAAAATAAAGGAGAAGAACACATGACTGACCTACGCAAAGCAGCAGAGATGGCGTTAAAAGTTTTGAATGTTGGGTCTAATGAAGTTATCCCAAATAATTACGAAAAAATGGCTAGTGAAGCAGCCAGACGCCTTAATGATGCGTTATCTAATTTATCTACTTTGGAATGGTTCGATGCGCCAACAAAAACTGAATGGGGCGAAATGATGGTAAAGACCTCAATAGAAATTGATGCTAATCATTACTTTGATGTGTATTGCGAAAGATCGCAAAAAGAAAATGTTGAATTATTGCTTGGAGTCAAAAAGCGTGAATGGGCTGGGCTAAGCCGTGACGAGGTTGACTATTGTTTTGAGCAGAACGTGGTTAGAAAATTTGATCAAGACGGGACAGAGCAAGGATTTGTCAGCATCTATCAAGCAGCTCAAGCAATTGAAACCGAATTAAAGGAGAAGAACACATGAGCAAGCAGGCACTAGACGCGCTTGGCGTTGCAATAACAAACGCAGGGTACACGTGGACACCTGAGATGCGAAGCGCTTATGAAAAAGGTATTCGTGAGAGTGAATGGGTTGGGCTGACGGATGAGGAAATTGAGGAGTGCAAGATCAACGGCGGCTTACCACACGCCATCAATTGGAGGCTTTCTGTAAAGGTCATGCAAGCCAAACTAAAGGAGAAGAACACTTGAGCGACGGGGGCAAAGGCTCGGCGCCCAGGCCGATAGAAGATTGGGCGCGCTTTGAGAAAAATTGGGACGAGATATTTAAACCAAAAGTAAAGTCGCCATGCGTGGAGGTTTGCTTTTTAAACTTCGAGCAAGGCATGTGTATGGGCTGCAAGCGCACGTTAAACGAAATAGAAAACTGGTCCTCGATGAGCACAGAACAAAAACGCGCGCTCGTCGAGGCGTTGAAAACTAGGGAGCTGCATGGGTAAAAACTGGGGGTACTACCACGTCGACTGCGGACATTTTCCTGCGGAGATAAAGCTGTGTTTCTCCAACGAAATGTTCCAGCGCGTGTTGCTTGATCATGGCATCACAGCCAAAGCGACAGCCTTGGACGAAGGCATCGCGGAGACACACTATCTTACCGACGGCAAGATGGGTGTGATTGTCATGGTGTTTGATCTAAAAGAATGCATCGACGAGGACCCGGCTTACTTGGCCGGCGTCATCGCGCACGAGGCTACGCATTGCGTGTGCCGCGTGTTTGAGCACATTGGGGAAGAGCCTGACGAAATTGGCGAAGAGTCCCGCGCGTATCTCACCGAACACATTGTGAAACAAATCACAACCGGCATACGCATGGAGATGGAAAAAGATGTTAGAAAAACAAATAGAGCAGTACCTGGGGAAAAAGGTAAAGGAAAACGGGGGCCTGAGCCTAAAGTGGATAAGCACGATAACGGGGGTGCCGGATCGAATAGTATTCCTAAACAAAAAGATCCACCTGGTGGAGCTAAAAACAAGCGGCGGCGTGTTATCAGAAAGGCAAAAGATAGTCTTTAAACAATTAGAAGAACAAGGCTATCCGGTAACAGTGCTGCGGTCCAGGGAGGATGTAAATGTATTTGTCAGCTCGAGAACAGTTTATTAGTAATGCTTTACAAAATGCTAAAAGAAGGGCGCAAAGAAAAAATGTTCCGTTTGATCTTGATAAGGAATATTTATTATCAATCGCAGGAGAACGTTGCCCTGTGTTTGAAACAATTTTTGTTTGGAGAGCTTCCGGGCTAGGCAGAGGACGCACAGAGCCAAATTCCCCATCACTTGACAGAGTTGTACCAGAGTTAGGTTATGTGAAGGGAAATATGGTTTTTATTTCGCACGTTGCAAACAAAGTAAAACAAGACGCAACCGAAAAAGAATTGTACGCCGTGGCCGATTGGCTGCACGACAAACGTAAAGAGGTGTTAGATGCTTTCAAAGACAAACTTCCACGACTACCAGAACCGTGTGTTACACCAGGCAGAAAAACTGCCGCACGTTGGCCTTTTCCTGGAGCCGGGCCTGGGAAAGACAGTGACAGCACTCAGCATCATCAAGGAGAGCTCTTCGGGCCGGACACTGGTAGTGGCACCTAAGCGCGTCGCTGAGTCTGTATGGGCGCAGGAATGTCAAAAGTGGGAACACTTAAAAAATTTGAAGGTTGTAAAAATAATGGGCACGCCACGGGATCGATTGTTGGCGTTGCACGGAAATCACGATATTTACATTATCAATGTCGACAATTTAGCGTGGCTTGTCGACAATTGGATTCCTGGAAAGTTTGATTATTTAATTATTGATGAAAGCTCTCGGTTTAAAGATCCCAGCACAAAACGTTTTAAAGCACTAAAGACTGTGCTGCGCTCTTTCAAACGACGAATCATAACCACCGGCACACCGACGCCGCAGGGCATGGGGGATCTATGGTCCCAAGTAGCCATCCTTGATCTCGGCTCCCGTCTTGAAACAAGCCTCACAAAGTTTAGAGATAAGTACATGCACGCCACCGAGCGTAACCGGCACACCAATGTTGTGTATAAGTGGGAGGTGCGCCCCGGTATGGACAAAGTAATTACAGACAGAATCTCAGACATTTGTTTTAGTTTGAAAGCAGAAGATTATTTAACATTGCCAGAGTTAACTAAACTCCATCACAGAATAGAGCTGGAGCCGGATCTCATGGCCAAGTACAAAACCTTAAAAAAGGAGATGGTCAGTGAGATCGATGGTCAGCAAATTACGGCGATTACGGCGGCGACGCTTGTCAATAAGCTTTTACAGTTTACCAGTGGCACCCTTTACACCGAAGACAATAATCGTGCGTTCGCACACTCGGCCAAGATTGAATTTCTGGAGTCGCTTGTTGAAGAAAACAGCGCCCCGACTCTGGTCTTTTATCACTATAAGTCGGCGCTAGAAAAGCTGCGGGAAGTTTTTCCATACGCTGAGCTGTTGACTGATGACAATATAGAAAGGTGGAGAGATGGCAAAATTAAGATGATGCTGGCGCATCCGCAATCAGGGGGCATTGGATTAAACCTACAGTGCAACGTAGGGGATGTAGCGCAGTGCGTTTGGTATGACTTACCCTGGAGCTCAGAGAATTACATCCAGGCCAACGCGCGCATTTACCGGCAGGGACAAACGAAGCCGGTCATCATTCATCATCTGATGATAAGCAAGACAATCGACGAGCAAGTTATAAAAGTGCTGGAAGGTAAGATCAGCCTGCAAGACGCGCTCATGGATTCGCTAAAAATATGAATGTTATAAAATATAAAAAGAATGCTGTAGCCCCTCGCTTGTCCGACGAAGAGCCGGATCTTATGGAGCAGGAGGATGTTGAGGGGATAACAATAACGCAAGGGGACGGGTGGCTGCCATGGACTCACGACGACTTAATTGATATACGTCGCGTCATCGACGAACGTATGCCAATTAAGCAACGCGAGATCATGGAGGCGTTTCTTGTTGGTAACACCGCAGCAGATTTAGGTGTCACGGAAAAGTATTGGCGCTACCATTTTAAACGCGCGGTGGAGTTTATAAAAAAGGAACTCGGGGTATGAAACATTACGGAACATTGATACAGCTAGAAACGACGCTTATAGATTTAGATCTGTTTGTTTCTACTATGCGCACTCTTGTCGGGGGCGTTGAAGAAGTCAACAGAAAAGATATAACAAACATGATGTATTTTATGTTAGACCGCGTTGAGAACATCCAACAGCGCAGCCAAGAAACTTTTCAAATACTTTTTGATGAGATAAAAAATGAAAAACCAGAAAAAAAGCCCGTTCGCAAAGCCAGATAGATTTGACCTTGAGCAAGCCCTTTTGGCTCTGTGGGGCACCGCCGATGATTTGATGTTGTTTTACGAGCACTACTACACGCACCACGAGTCCATGTCAGTGGATGATGTGGCCAACGCGTTGTTGGGTTTGCACCAGCTTACCCACATGCGCGCACAAAAAGCCTTTAACATTTTTGAAAGTCTTGTACATGAAAATCCCAAAAAATCTTCTAACCCCGTTTAAAAACCCTTTTGTCGAAGCTAAACGCCAGGAGCTGGCCATAGCTATGACTAAAAAGATGATCAACGAGGCCATCAAAGACGGCAAAGGCCTAGCAAAAGAGCGTGATGCAATGAAGGGCCAAAAACCTAAAGATTCTGCATAAGTAGGTGTAGGCACGTCGGGAGACGTCCCGCAGGCCGGGTGTAAGCCCCGGCACCTATTAAATTAAGTGAGGAAGCTATGAAAAAAGTATTAGCAGCTGTCATGTCAGGCCTTTTTGCTCTGACCGCCGTCCCCGCTCTTGCAGCTGACAAAAAGGCAGACAAGCCGGCCGAGAAAAAAGCGGCCGACAAGAAGGCAGAGAAAAAGAAATAAGGGGTTGGAATAGTTTCGACGTGGGCCAAGGCCTAAGCGGCAACCTTGCGGACCTGGGTGCGATTCCCAGCAACTCCACCAATACGAAAATGTCTGTACTTATTAAAAAGGTCCTACAAAATGGAAGACTTTAAATGCCTACCCAAGATGGCAACCGGCGGCTCAGCCAAGCCGGGGCTGTATGCCAACATCCACGCCAAGCGCGAGCGAATCGAGCGCGGCTCTGGTGAGAAAATGCGCAAGCCCGGGTCCGAGGGCGCGCCTACAGCTAAGGCATTCAGGGAGTCAGCCAAGACGGCCAAAAAATAAATATGGCGAAATCGAAGCACGAATTTAAACCCGAGATGTGCGACACGCTCATCGAGATGGGTAAATCCGGAGCATCACAAAAGATGATGTGGTCCGCGCTCGGCATCTCGGCCGGCGTGGCCGACACATGGAAAAAGAAGTACCCCGAGTTTGCTGATTCACTTGGTGTGGCGCTGGTCCACAGTCAAGCCTACTGGGAACGCGAAATGTTGGCCAACGTTGGCAACAAGGCGTTTAACTCGCGCATCGCAGAGATTGCCCTGCGTGGCCAGTTCCCGCAGGACTACAAAGAGACACGAGATCAAAAGCTAGAAGTCAAAGCAGATGTGGTAGTTGACTTTTCTGGTGCTGTCAATGACCTGATCAAAAGCCTGAAAGCAGCAAAAGAATAGCGTACCCAAAAAGGGCACGGTTGTAACCAAAAAGGGCACTTCCAAGTGCCCTTTTGCATTAGTGGGTATACGACTAACCCGCCTTATCAGGAGAACCGCCTTGACTGCGCACGCTATTCTTTCGGCATCTGCCTCCAAACGTTGGCTTACATGCCAACCCTCGGCCCGACTCGAGGCCAGCCTACCAGAACCCCCACGCCGATCCGGCGACTTCGACTACAGCCAAGAGGGTACAATGGCCCACACCCTGGCTGAGATAAAACTTCGTCATCAATTTGGACAGATTGGAATTGAAGAATATGAGCGCGAATACGAAATCATCAAAAACACGCCGTACTACGACGAAGAGTTCGAGCGCTACGTCGACGACTACGTCCTCTACGTTCGTAGTCAGATTGGCGAAGGCGATACACCATTCTTTGAGCAGCGTGTGGATTTTTCTGACTTCGTACCTGACGGATTTGGTACTGCGGATGTCATTATTATTTCCAAGCACGCAATCCGAGTCATCGATCTCAAGTTCGGAAAAGGCATCTTCGTCGAAGCCAAAGACAACCCGCAGCTCCGCCTCTACGCGCTCGGTGCGTACTGCAAGTTCAAAGACGAGTACCCGGACCTCAAAGAAGTCCACTACACAATCCACCAGCCGCGGGTAGAGAACATCTCCACCGACGGAACAACCGTCACCAAACTGCTGGACTGGGCGCAGTACTTCGTAAAACCAAAAGCCAAGCGCGCGTGGGCCGGCACCGGCGAGTTCATCCCTGGAGATCACTGCCAGTTTTGCCGCGCCAAGAGCACTTGCCGGGCACGCAGCGACTTTGTCAATGAAGTGGCCAAGCTCGAGTTTAGAGAGCCGGCGCTGCTGACTGACGAGGAGCTCGAGCTGGTGTTCTCGCGAGCAGCCGATCTGAAGTCTTGGGTTAGCGACGTCGAGGGTTACTTTACCGAGCGCGCAATCAGGGACAACCTAATGCCCGCCGGATATAAGTTAGTGAGTACTCGCACACATCGTAAGATTTCTGACCCGCCTCTTGCGGCTCAGGTGTTGCTGGAGAATAATTTCAAAGAGGATGACATCTGGGAGCCAAGGACTTTGAGATCGATTGCACAGCTCGAGAAACTGTCTAAAAAGGGCCATGTTGCCTCTCTGCTGGGTGGGTTGATAGTCAGGCCAGAGGGAAACCAAAAGCTCGTCAAGGACGAGAATTCAGCCACAGAGGACTTCAAATGAGCCCACAGATATTCCTCAGCATGGTGGGGCTTATGTACATCGCCACCTGTTTGTCATACTTCAAAGTCCGCCGCATAGGTATGATGGTGGCGTTTATAGGCTACACTATCGGGCAGATCGGTTTGATAATTGACGCCTATGAAATGGGTGGCAATGATAGTAGTTGAGAACGGCAAAAAGTTTCATGTGCCAGATTCATTGATTGAAGATTACAAAAATGATTTTCACGATATGAAAAATAACCATGATCGCGATTTGCTGACAGCTTTTAGAAACGCGATAATAATTCTGTTAGAGATGGCCAGAAAAGATGCAAATCTTTTGGAAGACCCTGACTTTATTAAGGATATTATCAGGGCCCTCGCTGTACGGGAGGCCCTGAAGCAAACTAAAATGTTGTACGATGCATGATTCCACATCGCGCAATAAAAAAGTATGCAGTTTTTGCATAAGTAGTAGTACGGGATTGAAGAGCTAACCCGCTAAATCGGCTCAAACGTCTAACAAGGAAGCCAAGATGGCAAAAGCAATTAAAGTAGTGACAGGTAAAGTTCGTTTTTCTTACGCTCATGTGTTTCAGCCCCAAACTCCCAACGAGGGCGGCACACCAAAGTACTCCGTGTCTTTAATTATCTCTAAGAGCGATAAAGAAACCATCGACAAAATCAACAAGGCTGTTGAAGAGGCCAAGAAAGAGTACGCATCCATTTGGGGCGGCACTGTTCCTAAAGGTCTCAAGGGCGGTCTGCGCGATGGCGACGCAGAGAAAGACGATCCTGCTTACGAAAATTCGTATTTCATCAACGCAAACTCTACGCAAAAACCTGGAGTTGTCGACGCTGATCTAAACTCGATCCTAGATGTGTCAGAGTTTTACTCGGGCTGCTATGGTCGCGCTTCAATCAGCTTCTACGGCTACAATAGCAATGGCTCCAAAGGTATTGGCTGCGGCTTAAACAACGTCCAGAAGATGGAGGACGGCGAGAAGCTTGGCGGCGCCACAAGCGCTGCGGCAGACTTTGCGATTTAAAAAACTAAGACGCGACATCCGCATACACCTTTTACGGTGTATGCGGCAAGCTTCTGTACAGGAGAAAAAATTGAAAACTAAAGCAGCAGAAAAAATGAGCTTTTATCGGTTCTTCCCCAACAACCAAAACTTCGTAGTTGCTTCGGGCGAAGCTCGCAGCCCCTCGGACTTTTGGATGTCGTTAGATTTTGGTGATGGCATTGATAAAGCCTCATTCTCGTTTGGTGACTGGGACAACAAAGCCTCCATGGAAATGCTCAAGAGCATGCAACGTGCTGTTGAGGAAGCAATTCACTTCTATGAGAAGGCCCTCAATCTTCCAAAAGTTGGTAACTTCTCAAAAAATTACGACGAAATGTTAAAAGGTTTAACGCCGGTGGTTCCCAAAAAGAAACCCGCGGCAAAGAAAGCAGCAAAGACCAAAGCTAAATCGTAATTTTTCCAAAGCAGTAAACCGCCTTCTTCTAATATTTAAGACGCCCGGCTGTGCGGGTGAATGTGGTGTGAAAATCCCACAGGCGGCTTCTTTTACTTCACCATTTACCAAAAAGAAAAATACATGGACCAGTATCAGGAATACATTGCAGCAAGCCGTTATGCCCGTTACATCGATGACAAGGCACGTCGTGAGAATTGGAGCGAGACCGTTTGGCGTTACGTCGATTACATTTTTGCACGCACGCCGGCGATTACAGAAAACCAGGATTTAAAACACAAAGTCTATTCGGCCGTTTACAACCTTCAAGTTATGCCGTCCATGCGCGCCATGATGACGGCAGGAAAGAGCGCTGACCGTGACAATACCTGTGTCTATAACTGTTCGTATCTCCCCGTCGACGATCCGAAGTCTTTCGACGAAGCTATGTTCATCCTGCTCTGCGGTACTGGTGTCGGGTTCAGTGTTGAATCCAAATATGTTACTGAATTGCCCGAGGTGCCGGAAAAACTTTTTAACAGCGA